CCATAAACACCTGACAATGGGTTTGCAATCATTAGATATTTATGCCCTTTTTGGTTTTTAACAGGTTGCACAGAAACTGCACTACCTGTTGTGGTAGCCGTTCCGTTCAGTGTAATAATGCCATCGTCAGAAAACGTAGCCTTTACACCTGCACCTGTGACTACAGCAGGCACTGGTTTAACCAACTGATTCCAAACAATTGACCTACCACCCACAGACTTCACACTCATCAGCTTTGCCCCCGTAGGCACTGTCTTTGCGTATGCCGTTTCACTATCGGTTTCAAATTTATGCGTCACACCCTGACCAATGTCGTACAGTGCATTTACACGTCTTGTCAATTCTTTATCCGTCAGCTTTAGGTTAGCTATTTCAGCGATTTTTCCGACAGCTGTCACATAATCGTCTGGCAGACTATCAGCTATGGATTGTGCTGTCTGCGCAGCGGTTTCAGCGGCTGTTCTGTCTTCTGCGACCTTAGCGGCATTTTCTGCCACTGTCGCCTTGTCAACCGTGACCTGTTCCGCCATTTCCTGCACCGCCTGTCTATCTGCCGTAGTGCTGTCAGCGCAGGTCTTGGCAGTTTTAGCATAGCCTGCTGTTATGGTCTTATCAGCCTCAGTCTGCTGTGCTGACGTTGACGCCTGGGCTGCGGATACCTTAGCATTATTCTGTGCTGTGACCGCCTCAGCACGTGCGGTTTCGGCACCCTGCATGGCGGTGTCTGCCTGTGTAGCGGACGTTTCAGCCGCTGTCTTTGCGGTTTCAGCTCGACTTGCCGCCTGTTCTGCGGTGTCGGCTGATTTCTCTGCGGCTGTGGCAGATTTAGCGGCGTTATTTGCCATTGTTGTCGCTGTTTCTGCAGCGGTTTCAGCGGCTTTGCGGTCTGCGGCAACCTGTGTGCCTATGGCATCTATGCGGTCTAGTGCGTCAGCTGCCACACTTGGTGACGGGATAGCTGTATCACCGATAGCCGCACCTATTCTCAGGCGGAATATGCGTGATTTCTTCACCAGCACATATTCATCACCTGACAGCTTCTTCGCCGCTATCTGACAGCTGACTGTCTGCGCCGACCGCAGTATATCAGCTGTTGGTGTCCACTGTCCGCCTGTGATATCGACCTCATACGTCACACCATCGCCGTAGTCTATCGTCATTACATAGCGGTCTGCTCCGTCTACCTCCATGCCCTCGACTGTCACAGGACGTGCATTCGTTTCGCCTACGTAACCCAGTAGGGCTGTGCTTAGGGCTACGTCATACTCTGTGTTTAGTGTTATTGTCAATTTAATCACCCCTCTTTACTCTATTGCAATATAATCAACATAGTATGTTCCTGTTGGCACGGTTCCTGTTGCCCCATCTCCCATGCAGACACTCAGATAGTATGACGTTCCTGACCCATAAACGTGGGTGCAGTAGTTCTGATATGGTGTTGGTGCACCTGTCTGCCGTAGCGTTGCTATTACCTGTTTAGGTGCAAAGGTCAGTCCAAGCGGTATCTGCATCAGTGGATTCGCTTTCGTCATCTTGTATTCCACAGTGCCATAGTGTATCTTGCCGGCTCGGCTCAATATCTCATCGATTTCCTCGCCTGCGTGTTGC